CTTGGTCACTAGGAGTCATAATTGGTTGATAATTAAAATCTTTAAATATTAATAAACAGCTATGAGCATGTGGTTGCTCTGGAAAACTCTGATAAGAGGTTGTGAACCGCTGTTCTTTTCTTCTTCTGTATGTTTCGACACGTCTTAAGTTAATAGGCATGAAATTTCCTGTCGCTGGATTATAAATAGTTTATTATTCTATTTATACTAAATTATGAGGTGACAGTTGGCAAACAGCGGTAGATTTCGACCAAAGAACCCATCTAAATATAAGGGTGACCCGACAAAGATTATTTGGCGTTCTTCGTGGGAATTTAAATTTTTTCGTTATGTAGACCTCCATCCTGATGTAATATGGTGGCAAAGTGAAGAAGTGGTAATACCATATCTTTCACCTATTGACGGGAGAAGACATAGGTATTTCCCTGATGTTGTTGTACATAGAAAGATTGCGAATGGTGAACAGAAAACTTTGATGATTGAAATAAAACCGGCAGGACAAACAAAACCGCCGGATAGAAGTAAGATGAAAACGAGTAAAGGTAGGGTATCACGCAGATACCTAAACGAGGTAAAGACATATGGTATCAACGAAGCAAAATGGAAAGCAGCTAGAAATTTCTGCGCTGACCGTGGTTGGGCATTTGAAATTTACACAGAACACGAATTAGGAATAAAGTAATGGTAGCAAAGGTATTTGACGATATTTTATTAAGAGGTGTTCGATCTGGCCAAATGCCAGCAAGAACAGATGCATCCAGAGAATGGTATCGCCAACAAGCCAAAGATACTACTAGGCCACAGTCTCGTCCAGAAAAAATGATTAAAGAAATGGGTAAAGAACGTGCAAGAGGCAGGTTTGAATTAGGCAATATGTATATGTTTAATTATGATCCAAAACATAAAGCAACATTACCATACTATGACCGATTTCCTTTGATATTTCCTATAAATAGAGCAAAGGGTGGTTTTATGGGAATAAACATGCATTACTTACCTCCGGTTTTAAGAGCTAAGTTAATGGATGCACTATATGAAACTTCTAACAATAAATACTATGACGAAACAACTAAACTAAAATTAAGCTATCAAACTTTAGCAGGTGCAACTAAATTCAAAGAATTTAAACCATGTATAAAACATTATTTGACTGGTCAACTAAGATCGCGATTGATATACATATCACCTACAGAATGGGATGTAGCTTTATTTTTACCAACGGCACGATTTGTTGGTGCCACACAAGCACAGGTCTTTAAAGACTCAAGAAAGATAATCAGAGGATAACATGGCGTTCAGTATAAAAGATTTTTCATCACAGATAGATCGCTTTGGCGGATTACAGAGGCAGTCATTATTTGAAGTAACAATTAATAATTTCCCAGTTAATACATCGACTATGGATACAAGAGATTTAACATTCTTTTGTAAAAACGTAGCAATTCCTGGGTTAAGTGTAGCATTAACATCTTATGAAGCTGTTGCACAGCAACGTAGAATGTATCCAACTTCAATGAACCCAGAACCTGTTCAAGCTATTTTTATGTTAGACTCAAACCATCAAGTGTTAACATTTTTCCATTCATGGATGCAACGTGTAGTCAACTATTCAACTTCAGGCGGAAATTACTCTGAAGTCAATGGTTCATTACCATTTGAAATTGGATATAAAAGCGATTATGGTTGTCGTTTAACGATTAAGTCATTTTCAAATGATTTCCTAAAAACAGGTAAGTATTATGAAACAATATTAGATGGTGCATTCCCTGGGTTACTAGGAGACGTTGATTTAGCTTGGGAGTCAAATGATAGTTATAGTACATTGCCTATAAGTTTTCAATATGACAGAATTGAATTTTCAGGTGAACGCCAAGGAATTACATCAGGCAGATTTAATAGAGGCAATGGTTTACTTGGTCTTATTGAATCAGTCGGAGACTTTGGCCAGTTGATTGGTCAAAATATTGTACCTAGATCAATACAGGACAGCGTAGACAGATTTACGCGAATTACGAATAACTTTGATAATATAACAAACCGCCTTGGCGGTATTTAAGGAGAATTAGATTATGGGTTTACCAAAAATTGATTTACCGATTTATGAGCTTACATTGCCATCAACCGGTGAAACTATAAAGTATAGACCATTTACGGTAAAAGAAGAAAAGGTTTTGTTAGTTGCACAAGAAGCTGATGATCCAATGCAAGAATTATTGGCAGCAAAACAAGTAGTAAACAATTGTTTATTTGATGTTGATGTAGCTACGTTGGCGATGTTTGATTTAGAATTTCTTATTTTAAACTTAAGGTCTAAATCAGTTAGTAACGAAACCAAATTTGGATTACAAGATCCTGACACGGAAGAAACAATTGAACTCACGATGGATTTAAGCACGGTAAGTTTAGAAATAGACGAAGCGCACACAAACAAAGTTAAGATTAACGAAGAATTTAGTTTATTTTTAAAGTATCCTACTATTGACGAATACATTAAAATTAGAGACAGAGATCCAGAAGATCCTTTATTGAATTACTTTATTTTAACAGCGTGTTTAGATAAAGTGGCATCTGACGATGAAGTTCACGAATTTAAAAATTATTCAGCAAAAGAAGTTGATGATTTTATGGAAGGTATTTCTTCTGATATTGTTCAAGGAATACAAAGCTTTTTTGAAACAATGCCAAAGCTAAGGCATACTCTAAAATATACGAACAAAGACGGGGTTGACAAAACATTTGCAGTGGAGGGTATGAACTCTTTTTTTATCTAATGCTGAGTCACACGACTTTGGCGGATTATTACCAAACGGTATTCACTTTGGCTCAGCACCATAAATATTCTATAGATGAAATTGAAGGTATGATACCATATGAAAGAGATTTATATTTTGGCATGTTAATTAACTTTATACAAAAACAGAACGAACAAAGGTAGTAATTAAATGGCGGTTTCAGAAGATACAAAGGCTATAATTTCTCAGCTCGAACAAAACGCAGAGCTGATGAGAAGTTCTAACGAAGATACAAACAGAGAGGTACACGTAAGACTTGACAAGTTTGCTGATGCCTTTGTATCTATAAACGCAAATATCAGAGCTCAAAACCAAATGCTACAAACCGCAGACAAAGGAGCTGACGAACGTTTAGAACGAGAACGTGCTGACAGAGATTTTGCTGATTTAAAAAGAGAAAAAAGCGCTTCAGTATCTAGTAAAGAATTGGTTGGTCAGATGAAGTCTGGTTTTAAAACTGCTGCATCCGGTATTGGTGATATGGTTGGAAAAGTATTTAAAGGTGGTTTGATAGGTACTATTGGCACTCTTTTAAAGGGCGGTCTTGGCGCATTTGTTGGATACAATTTTATGAAAGGGTTTCTAGGTCCAAAATATGATGGTATGTTTGAAAGTATTGAAAGTGTTCTTAAACAGTTTGCATTTAACGACTTACCTAACACTCTGAAAAATATGGCGGATAATGTATCTAGGATAGCTTTAAATTTTGAAGAAAACATGGACAACGTAATGGGTATGTTCGACGATATAATGACCGCCTTGTACGCAATCGGTGGTTTCTTTGGTATTAAACGTATCGTAAAAATGGTAGGTAAATCCAGAAGAGGTCCTGGAGATACAAAATACAGGAATAAAACTCAAAAAACAGTAAAAACAAACCGCCAATTGAGAATTGATGAAGCAGACAGATTAAAGTTAATGCAAGATGCAGGTGCCGACATTGATAAAAATGCTGACATAGATAAAAATGCCGTAGAAGTCGATATAAATCAAAATCAACCAGAGGTAGATACTAATACAAAAGGCATTAAACCTCTAGGAAATAATATGTATACACCACCAAGAGCATTTGGTAGTTATGAAACCAATAACTTCTTGCAAAACAAAAGAATAAATGAAAAAATAAATACCTATACGGGTGATAATAAAAATGGAAATGCTCAAGGCAGAAATGTGAAAAATGGGCCAGGAAAAGGACATCCTGGTGCTTTTTTGAGTCAGGCTCAAATGGATGAATCATTAAGACAAATGGGCCAATTAAAGTGGTTTAATCGCTTTGTAAAAGGTGCAGGAGCTGTTGGTTTTATTTGGGGTGCGTATGAAATGGAAAAATTATACAAGCTATGGATTTCAGCACCTCCAGGAGAAGCGGGTAGAGAATTTAGAAAACAACTAATCATAGATGGGTTTGGCGCAACTATAGGCGGTATGTTAGGCGGTGCTATAGGTGGACTTGTTGGTTTCTTTGGAGGGCCATTTGGAATATTAATTGGTTCAATTATTGGTGGTGTAGCAGGATCAATGGCAGGTTCGTTAGTAGCAGGATACATTTATGACTGGGCTAGTGGTAAAACGATAACAGAGAAACAATCGATGGAAATGTTAAACCAAGAAATTGCTAAAGCTGAAGCACAACTTAACGCTGCATCATATGGGCCATGGGGAAGGCCAGTTGATGCATTCCAGAGCGCTCACGCAGTCGGATTAACTAAAAGACTTCATAGTTTAAAAGAAGCTAGAAACAACATGTCTGCAACTCAAGCAATGTACCAAAGTGTAAGAGTTGCTAATATAGCTCGCAATAATCAAAGAAATATGGAAACAGCTGCGTATGGTACAGGCGGTCGTGCCATGTATGAAGTTATGACAAATGGAACTTCTGAGCAAAAAAGTGTATTACTTAATTCTCTAATAGAAGTTCAACGTGGTCAGGATAAGTTCTTTGAAACAATAGAACAATACATGCGCAGTACTAATGGTTCCACAGTTATTCATGCGCCAAATAATAGTTCAACAATCATGGCACCCGTAGGTGGAGCTGTTACTAAGAATGATGTAAACGTACTTAATACAAACAGTGGTTCGTATACACCTCATAGTAGCTTTGGCTTACCATATAGTTTGAACTAATTACTCATAATCCTAGAATACCAAACAGGTCAAACCAACCCATTGATGTTCCGATAATAATTGGTAATCCAATCATCGTAAAGGCTATAATTGCGAATGCAAGGCCTACGCCTTTATTGTGATATGGTTCATTTGGGTTACTCATACGTTCCACTCCAGTTCATCTTCTATTGCTGT